TTCCTGTGCAATCTGTGCAGTACGGATATTCTAATTTCCATCTGCGTTTCCATATTGCTTTCAGTTCATTTGCATGTTTTCCTTGTTTTATCAGCAGGTGCATTTGGTGGAATGCTATGTTTTCTAGTTTCATTCCGATTCTCCTTTCAACATTTTTTTAGCGGCTAATCTCAACTCCGTGCACTCATTGACTATATTTCTTGACAGTTCATGTATGTCTGCTGAGTATTTTCCAATTTCGTGATTGAGCTTTCGATTTTCTTCTTCCAATTCCTTATACTTCTCCTTAAGATCCTGGTAAGTTCCTTCCCACTGACCGCACTCTTCCCCGATTTTGTGCAACTTCCTTTCCAGTTCTTCTACACGGTTTATAAGCCAGTCCATGTGTGACAATACATTTATATCCCTTTCTTTCCACTTGCTTTTTATCTCTTCCAACCTACTCATTTCCATCCTCCTTGTATCGTTCAATTGCATCGTCAACGACCTCTCTCGCTTCCCGTGCGGTATATCCGTTTGCTATTAACTGCATCATCCAGTGTAGCGTTTCAGCGGGATTTATTTCTTTCGGCAGTTCAGTCATTTGCTCACATCCAATCGGTTTTCTGCAAAGTTGACAACGATAAAGTTGTTTTCTACCCATTCAAGATCATTCGGGTCTGGGAAGTCACTCAACCAAACGTCTTCCCCTTCTATTTTTGTTACGTTTCGAAGTACTACATTTGAGTTTTTATGTCTTACGATGTCGCCTTTCTTAAGCTCCCACACATCTCTCCCATGCTCACTCCACCATCTCCGCTCTTTTTCTGCTGCTATTCCTTCGTTAGTAGAATATCTAAAATCTCCTGCGTAACCGCCCATGGCAACATCAGTATGAACACAGTTGTCTACCACTCTGGTTATTTTTCCTACTTCACCTGTTAATTTATGGGTAATCCAATCCCCGGTCTTGAAAGGTTTCAATTCTACTTCATAATCAACGTCAGATATCTTGTCTATTTCCTGCGCTTGCTCCATTGTCACTTTCACCTTTTCACTCATTTAATTCATCTCCCTTTTATAAACCGCTTCCCAAAAACCATCACCGCTTATTCCGTCAAACTCATAATTCCGTCCGTCATTTTTAAATTCTTTTATATACCTGTTTACCAGTCTCATAGGCTTCACACACTCAAATCCCGACTTCTCACGCTCTATACACATTAAGAGACATTTATACTTATCTGTGTGCCTTACTCTGCTTATTGCTTGCATTACCTCATCCCTCTCCTGATCTCACTGCGGAGCACAGCCACAGCGTTGTATGATCTGTTGTTTAGCAATTCAACCGTTTCCGTTATGCTTTTGCCTTCCTTTAACGCTTTTTTGACTAAATCTACTTCTGCTTTTTCCCATTTGTTTGTGCTGTTTCCTTTTTTTCCAGTCAAACCATTGTTTCTCACATAAGCGGAAAACGCCGTAAAGCTCATATTGAGTGCCTTTCTTATAATCCGGTGCGGCACTTCATTTCCGATTAAATATTCAATGTCGCTCTTTGTCATGTTGCCTTTTTTATCTAATATAGCGTTTATCTTTCTTTCTCTGTCGGTTCGGGTTCGCTCCTCTATCATGCTGCCTAACTCACGTAAACTCTTGTCTAGTTCTCTTTTATTAGGTGCTGTTTCGTAACGCTCGAATATATTGTGTATTTCAACAAAAGGATTCATGTTTTCACCTTCTTTTTCCATCGGGTTCGTAAACATATCTGCGTCCGCTTACGTGTATCACAGTGGGTACTTTACCTTTTAGTTTTAATATTTTGACGATGGGACGGTATTTTTCGTGTTTTTTAAAGATTCGCATGTTACCAACTCCTAAACAAATCGTAATATGCCGTTCTCCAATAACTGCTCAACCTGCTATTAAATTTATTGCTTGTTCTGCCTTTGCGGTGTTTGCGTATGCTGAATTTAATTAGCATTTGTCCTCCCCAATAATCACGTCCAACCAATGGAAAACTTCTGCATGTGTCGAATCGGTTGGATCATAGTCAAGTAATCTTTTAATCTTATTTACAGCAAACTCAGTACGTCTCTTTTTCGCTCTGTTGTATCTCCATGCGTCCGCTATTTCCTCGGCTTCCATGTCATCCCAATTCCGACCCGGTTCTAACGGGTCTAACGGCTTACCGTATTTAATCAAACCTTTTCCGGCTTGGTGCTTGGAAACTGTCTCGAATTCTTTGTGGTCTTTTTCTAAAAAATCCATGTTATCCCTCCTTAAAATGGAAGCGAATCATCATCAATATCTATTGCTTCCGCTTGGCCTTTGAATGGGTCAGATTCTTGCGTTTTTTCCTGCGGTTTACTTTCGGTTTTTCCTTTTGATTCAAGGAAAGCCACTCTATCCGCAACAACTTCAGTTACATAGACACGTTGACCTTCTTTGTTTTCGTAATTCCGCGTCTGTATTCTGCCAGTTAATCCGATTTGATTCCCTTTTTTGACGTATTGCGCGGTGAGTTCTGCGCCTTTGCCGAATTGTACTACATTTATAAAGTCTGTTTCTTGTTCTCCATTAGCGTTTTTAAATGGACGGTTGACAGCCAAATTAAAATTGGCTATTGCTGTGCCATTTCCGCTATACCTCATATCTATATCCCTTGTGGTGCGTCCAATAAGCGTCACGTTGTTTATCATAGTGCTTCCTCCTCTTTTATCATCCCGTAAACTGCTTTAACATGATGTTCTCCGCGGCAGTGGCCAACATAGTGACCGTATGAATAAGCCTTCCTTAATGCCTTTTTCAATTGCGCTTCGGTGAGTGGTTTTTCATTATTCATTTTCAACACCACTTCTTGAAATGCTTCACTTTCACTTCTCATATCATTTGCGTACTCCAACAATGAATGTTGTTTCATCAAAAACGCCCCCATTCTTTTTTATAAAACAAGCAGTTTGGATCACAATTTTCTTTCAAAATATAATCATGGCAGCCAAATTCATATTCTTGTAAACCTTGGTCAAATATCCTTGAAAGTTCATCGTCCGACATTGGTGGATCGTTCGACTGGTTCCATTCGTCCAGTGCGACAAACATCATTTTAGGTGTTAATCCCGACTGTCTCAGATGACTTGCTACCCTAACGCCTACATTGTCGCGTTCTCCCTGACCCACTCCTTGCATTAGTTTGCTCATGCATATTTTTGTTTTAACGGTGGTTCTTCCGTTCTCTTTTGGTTTGTTTAAGTCCTCCTGGTAAAGTTCTGATAGCTCGCTGGAAACATCGTAATCAGTTTCGATTTCCAATTTTTCAACAGGGTTTTTAGCACGCTCTTTTATTTCTTCAATACTCAAAGACATTGCTTCAAACGGGTATAATTCAATTTTGTAAAGACCGGATTTACCGTGTATTGTGTTGGCTAGGCGGAATATTCTTGTTTTGTCATATATCGCTGTGTCGATGTTTATTCCTTTTGCCAGTTCAAGCGCAATCTTTCTAAAACGCTTATGTATGTCATGTTGTGGTTCGGCTTGGAATATTCCGCTTGGTATCATTACATGGAATCCTTTTGCGCCGCTGAAATAAAAACGGCAGCTATTAATATCAATTTCGTAGTTTTGCAGATTGTTAATTAAAACTGATAAATAGTCTTGCGCTTCTTCCAGGTTTTCAGAATCTATATCAATCGGGAGCCAATCAGCGTATGCCTTACCTTGGAAACCCTTCACGCTCCCAGTATTCGTGAAGTGTTCTGCCATTTCGTCATCATATCGGAAAAATGTGCAATAAGTTTCTGTTTTCCCGGATGGATCGCCTAGTTTTCTAATGTCATAGATCCCTTTTCTGTTATGCACCCCCTCAACTGCGACATTTACATATTTAAATTCTGGGTAAATCATTTCATCACTTCCGTTATCATCTGCTGCCTTTTATAAAAATTGCAGTAAATCGGCGAAGGATCGTCATCCCTTCTCACTTTTTCCTTGACGATTTTATAATTTATTAATTCCTGTTTTTCTTGCAGGAATGCTTTTTCTATAAATGAATTGTCGCTATCTTCAATCGGCTGAAAGTACAGTACGCCATCACATTCGTTTTTCATCTTTTTTGCGCCTTCCACGTTTCCGTCGTGGTTCAACTGTGCGAGCATGAATATTGGAATGTTTAATGTCATGGCCAGTTCCTTTAATTGCTTTGTGATCTCATACATTTCATCCCATATCTGCATGTTGCTTTTGCCTTCAATTGTCATCCTGCCGATGTAATCAACGATTAAATAATCCAACTTCTTATACCTGTTTTTCACCTGTTTAGCGAGCCCTTTTGCTTTGTGGAGTGGCAGGGAAGGGATCCGCGACAAGTACAATTTTGATTTCTTGTATTCATCAAATGCATTGTCAATCTTTTGCCGTTTCATTTCCTGTTCGTCTTTTGTCCCTTCCAGTCTGCCGTTTAATATTTCGTTTGCATCAACTTCTGCAATCGGGGAAATGAGCCTTGATAGTAATTCCCTCGTTCTCATTTCCGCGTTTTCGTAGTATCCGGCGTATTTCTGATACAAGCTGAATATTCTCGATAGCGTTATTGCAAAAGCTGTTTTACCGTGTCCGGTCTTGGCGGCCAACATTATTAAATCTCCGCCCTGCGCTCCATTGAACGTCTTATCTAACGACGGAAAACCTTTGTATGATCCGTCATTGCTTGTGATGCTGTACGGAATACCCTTTCCGCCGTCCGGGTCTACTAACAAATCATAAAATTCCTGCCGCGCTTGTTCGGCGTATTCTTCCGGGTCAATAATATTCTCGTTTTTATCTTCAAAGTAGAATTTGCCTATTTCTGTTTCCAAGTCGGATATAAGCTGATCCGCTTTTTTGTCATCCATCCTGTTTTTTGTTTCTTCAATCGCTCTATAAAGCTGCCTTTTAATATACGATTCTTTTAAAATGCTGAGAGCGTGTTTGCTGTGTTCTCCATCTATCCATTCGCCATCAACCGCCTTCAAATGCGCCCTTTCTCTGCCTTGAAATTCCTGCTCCAATATGGACGCTTTAACGGAATCCCTTTTGCTCATCTCTATATACAAATTGCGGTTGTCGCTGTTAGAAAACATATCTGCATGGACTTCTGAAACTACATCAAAAAAGAAATTACGATCATTCAACATTCCTGCTAATACTCTGTTCTCTGCTTCAATACTCACTACCAATCACCACTTATCTTAAACAGACTTTTGTCTGGCTTTATGCTGTCACTCTTCCACTCATCCAACATGGTTACTTTCTTTTCATCGTCCAAGCTCCAATTCAACCTTTCATCAAACTTGCCATTAAACAGTGTAGAAGGACGTAAATACTCATCTCCATATACTCCATTACTGAATGTCTTGCCTTTCCATTTTTGAGAGCACACATCAATTACCTTGTGGAAATCCTCAATACTGTAACCTTCATTCCATCTAGCCCTTATTAATTCTTTTGTTTTTCTTGCAGTAGGTTTGTAGTTTTTCCCAGTCTTTGAATTAAGGTGATCCACAATTGCAGCATACGGTATTTGTTCTTTATCATTCTTACTTCCTTCTTTATCATTCTTGTTTATATCCGTTAACTGTTTCTTACCTTCTCCGTTGTCTGTTACTTTTCTGTTACCCTCGCCGTTAACCGATTGGTATAAATCCCAATTTAACAACGTTATTAGTGTATATTGTCTGTTACCCTTACCACGGTCTATGGTGATCATGTTCTGTTTCTCTAACCACTTTAAAATGGTAGAAATTGTCTTTGGGTTGGGTTCTCTCCATTTCAATCCTTCGTAATACCCAACACCCTGAGAAATGTTTCTTATTGAAGTCATGTGCTGCCCTGGTTGTATGTCGAAAAAAGATCCATTCTCCATTGGTATTTTGTTTGGGGAATGATTTACTTTGTATTTCAAGTATTGCCATACCCTGTGGTACAACGGGGGCATCATCCATATATCGCTATCCAGTTCCGACCTGTAATCCTTAATGAAGCCCGACAATTACCTCACCCCGTTTTGTTAAATTCGTCGTACAAAATGTTGCTTATAACTACATTCATAGAAACGCTGCGCTTGTCAGCTTCTTCTTTGACAGATTCATAGATTTTTGGGTTAACACGCAATGTCATGCGTTTTTTATGTTTGGTGTCTTTTGTATTCATCGTGGCGTCATACCTCCTATTGTTAATGTATCACAAATGACAAGTGACGTCAACTTTAATTGTTCCAAATCCGCACATATTCTTTTTAGGAATAGAATTGTTACGTTCGTGATGTTATAATTTAATTAGAATGACACCAAAAGGAATGATTATGATGTCTGATGATGTTAAAAGATTCACTTTGCGGATGGATGCTGAAATCTTTAACAAGGTGAAAGAACAAGCTGAAAGAAATAAACGATCCATCGCAAAGGAAATGGAATTCATATTGGAGAGATACTTTGAAAAAAAGGACTAGCCTCTCTCACAAATAGCATAATACCTGTGCACCTCTACAACCTCATAGCCCGGGTAGGCCACGGACAAGTAACTGCCTATAAGCTGTTTAAGGTGTTTCTTGTCCTTGGCCTGGGTCCAGAATTTGCGTGGCAGTATTACCATGCTGCGGTTATGCATTGGATCACCCCGTTTTCCCGTATTCGATCATAAGCGTATCTAACTGCTTTTTTAGCGCGTTTATTATCTCTGCGGTGCTGTCCTTGGCATTACGCCAACGCTCTTTGTCAGCCTCTGCCTGCGCTTCTTCTTTACGATGCGGATTGCAGGCTATTTCCGCTTGCGCCTCGCGTTCTACTACCTTACCGGTGCTATTGCTTATTGCTTCTGCATATGCCAGTTTGCGTTTTGAATAAGCTAATCCGTAATCATTTACTGCGGAGGCGTGCATCCGTCCGATTATTTGCATAATCTCCGCATATACTCTGATTTTCTTTGCCAGTTCGCCCGGTATTTCTTCATTCAGGGATTCAGCTTGTGCGTATAGTTCGGATAGTTTACTCATAATATCGCTTCAATTCCTCATGTTTTTGCATTCGCCATTCCCTGCCTTCTGCTGTATAGTCTGCAAAATTATGACATGTCCCGGTATTTACAGATGGTCCGCATAAAAGAACTACATTTGCAGGATCATCACCCCGGCCGCCTTGTGATGCTTGGATTAAATGAGCCATTTCAAAGGCGTATGAGCGACTTCTTCCGCATCGTTCACAGCAACCCTCGGAACGATATAAAACCTCTCTGCGTACGGCTGGTGTTATCCTGCTTAGTTGTCCTCGCTTTGGTACTCTCCGCTTATGTGACGGTTTTGGCACTGCTTGAAGCATGTGTATCCTCCTTTGTGTTGGTTTTTAAACGGATTATTGCTAACCCACTACTTCTTTTAAATGATCGAGCCATTCTTTTTCTATCGCTCTATCAGAAACGACATACCCGTTAGGGTTTTCCAAAGAAGCTAACACTTCACCATCTACATTGCTGATAATCACCTTGAACTGGTTTGCAAAAGGTATTTCAATATACTTTTCCATCAAAAATCACTCCTTCGTATTTTAAGAACCAAGGGAGACTATGCTCCCTTTTTTTCTTGTCCATTGCTCAAAATTTTTATAGCCTGACTTGCCTGCTGCTGCGTCCAGTTCTCCATATCAACGTCCGTTTGCATTCTCTTTTTTAAGCCTTCGTACAGGACAACCCACGTATGTTCTTTTGTTTCTTTTTTCTTTATGAGATTGTCGATATAATCCAGTTGTTTGTTTGATGCTTTTTGTGTCTCTTGTTTGGTGTTATTACGTTCATCAACGCCATTGTCAGCCTCCGGGTCATCGCCGGTGGGTATCATAAAGGCTTTCATTAATGCGTACTTCTGTGCGCCTGTAATTGCCTTGTATACCGCCTTGTCTCCTGCATCTTGTCCTTCTCCGGCACTGTGAATTGCTAATTCTTCCCCGGAATCTCCATCAAAGAAAGTAAACTTCACTTTAACGGTTGCAATATATTCAGTGTTTCCTTTACGGTTTACGTGCTCTCTGGTGGTGTGCTCTACTACATCCGGCAGCATAATTACGTTTTGTTCAGCCAAAACTTCCCGGACTTTTTCTGCTACATCTGATTCTGTCGCGTATTTGTAGTTGTTAAATTTGTTGTATCCTTTTTTCTCGATGTACTTCACTTCGGTCATTACTTTTGCTAGCTTTTTAACTAGTGTTTTTTCACTCATCTGTTACCACCTCGAATTTATCTTCTCTTTCTTCTACCTCAATGCCGGGAATGATTATGCCGGTTTCAGGGTCGATGACCTGACTTCCAGAAACAACGAATGCCTTTTTAATGTCCGATTTAGACGGCGTTTCTTTGACTTTGATGTAATCGGTCATATCTGCCTCTTTTAATGCCTGTACGACTTGTTCATCATCGTAATTCCATTTAGGTTGCTGCTTTTTATATCTGATTCGGCCAGAAGGTAGTTTCAGCGTTTTAAATTTTGGATTTTCATTCCGTATTGTTTCCGCATATTCAGCCAAAAGAGATTGGAAGTAATCAATACTCTGCTGCGCTTCATCGTTTACTTGCTTATTCCATGCTTCAATTTTGTGTATTTCTTCTTCGGCAAGCAGGTTATTTTGTTCCATTTGCTTTTTATGCTGTGCGATCTTCCGCAAAGCCCAGTTTGCGGAAGAATCATCCGTTACCTTGAAACGATCTTCATGCTCACTGTCCAGAAACTTTTGCAAGCTCTCTTTTGCTTCCATTGCCGATACCCCATTTCTTATTAATGTCGTTGTGATAAGCTCTGTCTAGCTGTTTTAAGTCGTCTAACGTGCCGTGATATGCAATGCCTCCCGCGACTATTTGAAACGCCTGTAATGGTTCAAATTCGCTCTTTAATTCGTTGTATCTGTTAATGTAATAACTCATAATTTGCCTCCTTCTCCCCTAGCGTGGTATACTAGGGGAAAGTTATATTTTGTTTTGAGCCACCGGAAAAGCGTCCTCCTGTCAAGGGCGTTTTTCTATGCTGTTTCATGCTCTGCTCCCAATAGCTCTAATATTTCAATCGTTTCTTGTAGTAAAGGTTCAACAAGGAATACTTCATCATGCAGCGATAAAATTTCATCTCCTGGGTAAATCTCATGCCCTAAAGTGTCTACTTCGATTGGCTGTGTTTCCGGCATTCCGTGTATACGCATTTTAGTTATATCCGGGTGTTGTATATCCATTTCAGTTATCCTCCTTCAGACCTTCAAATTCTTCTATCTTTTCCTTGATGCCCTGTAATTCGACTTCATCCAACATGTGCAATGCTTCGATTAAAATAAATCTCTCTTGCCATCTTTCAAGCTTTCTAATGCGATCCATCAACTCGTTCGGCTTATTCATCTAATCACCACCTGTTCCGTCAATAAGATAAAAAGTAATACTATTACCGCGCCTAATACATAAGACCAAAATTCAGATGCTGCCATTTTTGACCTCCTATAAAGTGATTAATATGGTTGCTATAGCTATAAACACCGGGAACCCCATAATGAAGTAAAAAGCTAGTTCTTGACCTACGGTGACCTCGTCCGGTTCTCCGATAAAAAGGTCAATTATTTTATCTCTCAAAGAAATACCTCCTGATCAGGTCGCCTTGCATGTCCATTTGTCGAAGCATATGAGCGTAACTTTCTGCTATACGCTTTTTGTCAGCTAATTTGCTTAACTCGTGCAAGGATTTAGTTAAATCGATAGAGTGTTGTTTTGCTTTCTCAACTTCTCCAGCATCAAGCGATTCGCTAATCAACTGCAACAAATCCTTAGCGCACCAACTTTCTTGGCTTGCCTGCTTTAAATCTTCCGGCATAAAGTGCTTGTGTAATCTCATATAATCCCTCCCAGTAAAATGGTTGATATAAATTGGGTTGTTCCTGCTAAAACGTCCATACCGTAAACAAAAGCTATAAGTATGTCAGGATTGTTAGTAATGCGGCACCAGTTGATCAGATCGGCGGCTTTGAGTTCCAGTTTGTTTGACTCTAATTTCGATATGTTACTGCGTGATATGTGCATCTTTTCCGCTAATGCTTCCTGGCTCATATCAGCTCCTTTCCGCATGCGACGTAAAACAGCTCCAAATTCCATGTTTTCACCTCCTGCCGTTCCATGTTGGAACATGTGCCGAGGGTGAACAGTATTTTCTTGTTGCCTGCCTTATAATGTAATTACCGACCCCTCAGTTGGTAAATTGCTAGATCACATCCCGATATGGGTTAATCTCTGCCATGTTTGTTGTGTTCGAGAGCCAGTCGAAAAAGTCTTTCGTGACCACTCTCGGATGTCCTAACTCTCTCGTAACAGGAAAGTCTGCCCGATTGAAAAGCTCATTGCACTTGCTTGCACTGATGTCGGTAAGCTCCATGAATTGCTTTCTGGTTAGTAAAGGCGGTAACTGCTTTTCGTGCAGTTCATGGAGTAATGCAGGCAACAGTTGGTTTTTGATTTCTTGTACAAAGGATTGAATCTCTTCATCTGTGAATGTTGTTACTGGCATTTATACCATCTCCCTACTTGTCAAAATTGCTTGTTGATTTAACATTTTGTCAGCTACTCGAACGGCATCCTCTAACCTTCCAGACATTGACAAGTATTGCGGTGCTGTAAGGGTCTTCAATCCGTGCTTTTCTTTGTAGTTTTTAATTAATGATTTGAGGTTTGTTCGATAAGCATTATTGAAACCTCTTGTAAAATGTCTCCAAGCTTCAGGGAAAGCGATGCCGTTTTGTGCAGCATATTTTCTTACCATTCCGTTAAGTCTTTGTTGCAAGTCGCCTAGTTGGTCTATCTTGTCGTAGTTGTCCAACCTGTGACTTACCGTTTCAAGTTTCCGGTCTTGTTGATCTACTTTGCTTCGAAGTTCTTTCATGCTTTGTGCTTGCATGATGATCAAGTCTTCAATAGATTTCGGTTGTTTTAATTTCCTGTTCTCTTTTTCAACCTTGATGAAATATTTTCTAATTATTCGACCCTGTTCGTTGTTTTCTACCATCGCAATTTCTTTTGCAATGTCCAAAAGAAGTAAATATTCGGTCGTAGGCCTGCCGCCACTGCTTTTCCCCCGAAATGTGGAAAAGTCTTCGTTAGCTACAAATCCGTATTTTCGGATTCTGTCTTGAATCCAAGTAGGGAAGTCTCTGGCGACAAACAATTGTTCATGAAGTTCACGACCGTTTACTACTTTTTCGCCTGTTGACGTTTCGTATACTGGCATCATTTCGTCAGCGATTGTTTTCAATTGATTCATTTACATACCTCCTAGATTGCTTGTTTATCGCAATTTGCGATTTCATTGTTAAAAAAAATTTCATCAAGACTTACTCCGAAAAGATCACGTAAGATTAACAGATGTTCAACCTGTGGCGGTCTGTGACCATTTTCGATCTGGGAATAGTAGTTTGGTGCAAGGCCGAGTTTTTCGGCTACAAATTTTTGTTTCAAACCTCTTTTTTCCCGTAATGACCTTAGATTGTTGCTTATTTTCTTGTTGTGTTCCACCGGCTTATCCCCCTTTCAAAGTCGCGTTATGCGATTTGTTGTACTAATCATAGCATCGCAAATTGTGATTGTCAATACTTTTTTATCTCTTTTTGCGATTTTTTGATTATAAATTCATGATTTGCGATATAGTGATGGTGTCCATAAACGGAGGTGGTGCTAATGGATAACGATATTTTAGCAAAGAGATTGAAAAAAACAAGAGATGAAAGGGGGTATTTGCAAAAGTTCGTTGCTGATAAAATAGGCGTAAAAAGCAATACATTGTCAGGGTACGAAACCGGAACAAGAACACCCGACCCGGAAATAATAAGGAACCTGGCAACCTTATATGATGTAACGACAGACTACTTACTGGGTCACAGTGATGATCCACGCTTAACAAAAGATGAGGACATCAAAGCAAATAAGAGGGTAAAGGAACTAATGGAATTGTTAAAGGATAAGCCGGACGATGAGCGCGCCCGACTTGAACAAAGGATACTGGACTATGCCAAAGGTCTAACTGATGCAGATTAATTATGTATGTCTTGGATGATTTCTTTCGCTTCTGCGTCAGAACGGATGACTATTTCTTTTAATGCTTGTTCGACAGTCAATATCTATCAGCCTCCTTGGATGCGAACATTAGTTCCTAAGCCTTAATAATAATTGTAACATATTATAGAGGGTTTGGAACGCGCATTATAGAAATAGTTACCCTATTCAGCAAACGGATACACGTTTTTGACAATCTTCGACATTATTTGACATTACCATCGTCGGATATGGTAATGCTTTTGACAGTCATGCGGTTTTTACATTGAAACAAAGCATAAAAGATATAATTGTCATCAGATAATATATAATGGCTGACTTTAACAAATCTGCATCTGGTTCTGATTTTGTTTTTAAAATGGTATTTTGCGATGCTGGTTAATCTTTCGATGTCCATGCATCAATTATAATTACGTATAATTTAATTATAAAAAAATAATCTATTACCAAAATGAGGAAAAGGGGAATTTGAAATGAAAAAACTACTATTTTTATCGATCGGTGTATCCTTGCTTTTGGCGGCGTGTGGATCAATCGATTTCGAGATAGTAGAAAAAGATTATAATGGAGATGGTGGCAAGTCTACTGTGAGGTTAGAAATGAATGATCCGTCCGAGGAAGATATACAGGATATAGTCAGAAATTTATATTCAGATGAGTTTTTCGGCAGTGCATCCATCCATGCTTACATACATGATAGTGAGGACGGGCCACTAATCGCTATGGCAAAGTACGCTCGATCAACTGACGGCCTGGCGCAGGTGGGTGTGGATGAAATCAACACTGTATATGTAGAATGGGAGGGGTAACGGTGCATTGCAAGCAAATAGAGACAAAGGCGGGGAAGCGTTGGCAATGTGTAGCCGACGCCTCCCCTGACCCTGTAACGGGCAAAAGAAGGCAGATAAGAAGGCAAGGAAAGACAAAGGGAGAGGCGAAAAAGAAAGTTGAACAGGCTATTATGTCAATAGATGGCAGCGATATGAACGAGAGTATGCAGAAACAAGTCACATTTGAAATGGTAGCTGAGAGGTGGAAAGAGATATACGAAAATACTGGGGTCAAGCGCGGATCGGTGAGAGTGAGAGAAAAAGAATTAAAAATAATATATAGACATTTTGCTAAAATGCCTGTTTATAAAATATCCCATACAAAGTATCAGGATTTTATCAATAAGATTGCTTCCGATTATGCCCGGACAACTGTACAAGGTATAAATGGTACTGCTCGCATGGCCTTTAAGCAGGCGATTAGAGATAAGCTGATAAAAGAAAATCCGACTGATGATGTCGTGATCCCGCGTAAAAGAAAAACAGTGGAGGAGATTGAAACAGATAAGATAGAAGAAAAGTATCTGGAAAGATGGGAGTTGGAACAATTTCTAAAAGCTGTCAGAGAGCATGGGCTTGATCTTGATTTAGAAAGATTTTATTTACTCGCATTTTCCGGGATGCGATCCGGGGAGCTTTGCGCTTTGAAATGGTCAGACATAAAAGGTAACGATATACGTATCACAAAAACGCTATATAATGAAGATAATAATATGAAAAAATACGAACTTGTGCCTCCAAAAACGGAAGGCAGCATCCGTACTATAACAATGGAACAAGAAATAATAGATTTACTCAAATCACATCGAAAACGACAGATGCGCGTTAAATACCGGCCGGACGATTATCACAACGGTAATTTTGTCTTTGCTAGACCTAACGGCTATCCATATATACAGAAGTCTCTGGTAACGCGTATGCGCCGTTTAATGCAGTATACAGACATAAAAAAGACGGCTACACCGCATACATTCCGACACACCCATATAAGCATGATGACTGAGGCAGGAATTGATCTTGCAACAATCATGGAAAGAGTGGGTCATGAGGATATAAAGACGACATCCCAAATCTATACACATGTCACAAAAAAGATGAAAAAGGACGCTTCCGACAAAATGAAATCTTTGTACGAAAACGCCCTTTCCGACATAAAAATAAAATAAATGTGATATTAATGTGATATTTTCGCTAAAATCACGATTCACAAACTGCCGCAAAGCCCGTCACATCAACAATCAGGGGCGGAAAGTTACATCATGCCGCCCTTGATGGATGCGATTTTTTCCGGTTGTTTGTGATTGTTCTGAGTACTGATAAATCAGCTTTTCTTCATTTCGATAAGTAAAAATATAACGCCTGTTTCTGTGACATTTTATTTTTTCGTGACATTTTCTGTGACATTAAAAAATATCACATGGAAGGATGATTTTATGAGTGATTGGATTGAATTAATTAAAGAAGCGAAAGAACTCGGATTAACACCAAATGAGGTGCTCGCGTTTTTAAAGGGTGATGCAGTTGAAACTAAAATGGATCATTGACTGCCAGGTATTTAAAAAGCACAGATACAGCTTTTATGATGATCGTTGTATTGTTTGCGGCAAGCTGAATAAAAGTAGGAAGTATTATAGATGAGCCTTGAGGCTCTTTTTCTTTTGCAAAAATAAATAAAAAAAGTTTATTAATATACTTGACCATACTAATATACTTTGGTATACTATAAGTAACAAATCAAACAAGGGAGCGAATGAAAATGAAAAAGCAAATCATGAAAAGAGCTTGGGAAATTGCTAAACAGGGACAAAACAAATTCGGTGGTAAAGTAAGCGAGTATTTGTCAGCAGCTTTAAAAATGGCTTGGGAAGAATCAAGAAAAGTTACTTTAACTACAACACCCGGAAGCCGTAAACATAAAAGCTGGATTGCTGAAATCGCCGGCACTCATCCAAAATGGAAATTAGATCGCAAGTTTATTGATGCAGTTGATGAAAACATGATGGATAAGACCTTTGAACTGGAAAACGGAAAAGTTTATGAAGTTTGTGACGCAGGGGATCGTGAATTTATCCAAGTAGCGAATGGTGAAATCGAATACCTGGAGTATGCAGAAGTTACTGCAATGGTAGCATAATGAACAGCCCGAAAAACACGCTAAATCTAATCGGTCAGCGTTTTGGTAAACTTCTTGTGATTGAGCGTGCCGGATCCACAGAAAAGGGAAATTCTTTATGGCTGTGTAGATGTGAGTGCGGAAACGAAAAAGTCTATGCCGGTACCTGGCTTAAAAATGGCAGCATAACATCTTGTGGTTGTGGTAAACAAGAGCAAATTGATAACGCTAAAAAAATGTTGTCCACTAAACACACAATTGACAATGTGCAGGTGCCACTTGTTACCAAAAAGGTTAGAACGGACAGTACAACCGGACATAAAGGTATTGTAAGAAAAATAAAAAGAGGAAAAGAGCGCTTTGAGGCTTACATTACAGTTGATAAAAAACGAAAATACATCGGAAGCTCCACTGATATTAATAAGGCTATTGAGTTAAGAAAAGAGGCCGAACAAAAATATTACGGCGATGTCATCAAGAAGTACAACGAAAGGATGGATAAGCATATGACACATGCAGAGCAATCAATTAAAAAAATTAAAGCAGTGCTGGACAGTGATTTAACCGCTTATCGCATAGCTAAAGAGGTCGGCTATGCATCGGCAAACCCTATCCACGATCTACGTAAAGGTAAGGCTGATATAAATAGTATGAAGATCAGTACCGCTATTGAGTTTGAAAAGTTATATAAAAAACTTCATTAATATAGTTGACTATACTAATATAGTGTAGTATACTATAGTTAGGAGGTCAGGGAAGGCCTTATAAAAGGAGGAGTTAAAATGATGACAAAAAAGGAAATGTACGAACTGGTAAAAGAAAGGGTTAAAGAACTGGAAGAAGATTTTTTCTACATCGGCGTAAGGTTTGAAAACAAAGAAAGGCAAGTTGGGGAAATCATCACAGATGTAAGCCGACATAATGGAGATCGGGAAGACGAAAGAGAGTTTCCGGACTTTGACACAGAGGAATACTACGAAATGGAAGAATTGGACGGAGTAAGCGCTTGGGATGCTCACATCGAAGAGCATTATAAGTACAAGACAGGAGAGGGAAACGAACCCGCAAGCAAAGGATACTTAACGGAACACTGCTACTTGATCGCGAGTGATGACGCGGTTAATCCAGGAGACGACATAATTTTGGATGAAGGCGAAATAGTCCTGGAAAACGCAAAAGTCATAGAGGTATTATTCTAATAAAATGAGGGGCTTCGGCTCCTCCATAAGGGAGGAAAATAAAGTGAAGGTAGGAGATTTGGTAAGAATAACATATAGATTTGACGATAGCTTTTATGTAGTAGCGGAAAAAGTGGATGAACATTTTTATAAGTTAGTTGATATTTACACTCACAGGCACACGATACAGGCTCCGAATAATTGCGCTGTATGTGACGGTGTACTTCATAAGGCTTTTGAAAAGAGAATTAAGGAAACTCTTGATAAAACAGCATAACTTAAAAACTCCCCGGCTTTTCCACGGCCGGGGATAAACAATTAAAACAATAATTTATTTAATTAAAAATTACCTGCGTTTAATCTCCGCTGCATTTCTTTGACTACTAGGGATGGTCTGCTTAATACACCGTCTTGTACTGTACCTAAATAACGCTGTAACTGCCTTACAGTCTGCGGACCATTCAGGCCATCTTGTGTAGCTCCTACAACTTTTTGCAATGCCTGAATGACCATGCTATTGCCACTGTTGCTAAACCGTACAGTGTTGCCGTATTTGGCTTCGGTCACTGCATTTCTACGCTGATTGCTTATAATGCCATCCTCTACGGTACCAAGAGCCTGCTGTAAAGCTTCAGTTGTAGCATTTCCCCATTTACCATCCACAACTAAATTAGCACTGGGCTCACTCCTTTCTGGCGTTGATACTGATTTAACTTTTGTTTTAGGTTTAACCGATTTGTTATTCGTTAGTGCACCCACTAAATCTTTAGCATAACCATTAAGGTTATCCCTGATTTTCTTCATATCGGTTGCATTATTGATAAACCCAAGCTCAACAAGTCTGTAAGTTACCCCTCGTTTTGCAAAAACATTCAGGTTATACAAATCACTGCGGTAACTAAAACCGTCACCAGATCGCAAACCTACACGCTTTTTAATTACATCCCTGATTGCTTTGTCAATGGCATCAGGCTTGTACTGCTTATAAATAATAACATGGCCGCCGCTTGCTCCTTTTGCCCAATCCAAATGTAATTCTGTCACTTCATCATATCCGGTAAGGCTGTTAGCATGCCGCTGCTGAAAGAAATTGTCTTTGGTGTGAAAATCCATGCTGCTCGGAGCGTATTTTTTCATGGCCGGAATAAAGTGATCTCTCAAAAAATCACGTTCATTTGTGCCGCTGCCGCTTGCACCTGGGTCAGATCCACCGTGTCCTGCTATTACTAAATGTTTAGCCATTATATATCACTCCTAGGTTTGTGGTAAGTTCTTGCTTGTCTGCTGTCGCTTGTTCCAACAGTTGTAGGATCATTAACTATCCCTAAAATAACAAGGATCGCAAAGATGGCATTAATAAACTTTTCTGCTTCTTGGCCGATAAAATCGGCTGCCAGATTATAACCAAACCATCCAGTTACTATTTGCGCGACCAATAAAATAGCCGGCACTAAGGCCAGCCAAAAGTTCTTGTTTTTCATTCTTACTTTCCAGTTTATTTTCATGTTTTAGCCTCCTATCTAATAAAAATCTCTATGAGTATATACGCCAAAACTCCCAGTACACCACCACCCCCGGCGGCAGCCGCGATCACTTCCCACTTGTGTTTATTACTTTCCTGTTTAATCCCAAGTGTGTGAGATAAAAGAGTGTCAAGCAGCTTCTTTTGCTCTTTTTGATGCTTTTCTACAAGTTCCCTTTGCTCAGTATTCTGTTGATAAAGCATGCTTTCAATTTTAGACTGAGAGGCTTGCACGGCGTTCATTTCTTTTTTAACTTCACTGTAGTTTCGTTCAAGTTGTATAATGCGCTGTTCATGATCTTGCACCATGCTCTCCATGCTTTTTTCCTCCTGTGGCATTATTGACCCCCTCGATGTATAATTAAAAATACCACGCTGATTTTGACCCTACTCAGCGTGGCAGGGGAGTTCGCGGCTCCCCGTATTCCCCATAATAAAAGGTTATTCAGCTTCTATTTCGCTTAATAACCTTTCCTTGAATAAAGACTCTAATTGATCCGGAGAACTGTTTTCATCATATTCTTTTTTGCTTAATTCCAGGCTTCCATTTCCGCTTAATTCATTATCAGATCTGGCCTGTAACACTGCTTGTACTTTGTCCACTTCCTTCCCTTTATATGTCATATTAATATTTCTGATTTCAAATTCCAGGTCTTCTATTTTTTCCTTGAAATGATTCTTTGCCAACCCTTCCAGTTTTTCCGTTGTTTCGTTCCCTTCATATTGTTCTTTGCTCAATTCTACACTTCCATTAAAACTATTCCTTCCGCTTACTCGATAAGATAACCGTGCTTTGTCTACCTCTTGACTTTTATAATTCAATGATAACCTTCTAACTTCAATACCCATATCACTTCACCCCTTCTTCTAATTGATCACATAAATAGTCATATACCATGGCCTGCTGCCCTTTAAATTCTTCATCTGTTTCTAGTAAGACCCCCTTAACTGTTTCAAGTACTTCTTTGTGCCCGGATCCTTCAATGATAAGTTTTTCCTCGTATAGTTCTTCCATATCTTCCTGGAACGCTTTTTTATCCTTAAAATCATATTCCTGCTGTCCGTTTTCGTTTTCAAACGTCTTTGGCTCTCCGTTTTCATCTGAATTAGCATGTTCTTTTATAATTTCTTTTTTTTGTTCCATTACATCTTTCAACTGTTCGTTTAGCAGCTTCACAAATTTTGTTCTGTGACGGCTCTGTTTTCTTTTCAAAGGTAAATCAAAAAGTAATTTGATTGCAGGTTCTAAATACATGTTTTTAATTTCTACTTTCATTTATTTATTACCCCTTTCTCTTTCAAGCCTTTCGACTCTTTCTTTTAACAATTTATTTTCCGTTTCTAGCCAATTGATTTTTTCTTCGTGATCGCGAGAGATTGGGATTAGTAACGTCCAAAGACGGTCATATTGAAGCTCCTCTATCTCATTTCCGTGATATGTTACGTACTGGTGAAGCCCTGCCTCCTCTACATCGTCAGCAATTGCCCCATAATATCTCTTCAACCCTCTTATAGATCCATCGTTATTTTCAACCTCTTTTCTGTCATACCAAGATTTAGGGCTGATATTTAAAATACGGTAAGGATCTACTTCGACATCTTGAATATATGTCTTATATTTTCTAGCAGAAGTAACACGGTACAAGCGAGCATTTGATGTGTTACCAGCTTCATGCCCAATCCTAGTGTTAGTAGAGTTTCCACTTGTGTTGCTCCACATTTCACTCCCTCTAATATTTTCAGCCCATATCTCTCCAAAAACCTGTGAATATCCAGAGTTTCTCCTGATCCTAAACAATCTCTCTCTACTATCATCATTTGTTCCACGATATTCAAAGTTTAGATCCCCGTTGGCGATATTTACATCCCAATAAGCGTTATAAGCACCTCGCCTAGCAATCTTTAAGTGTTCTTCCCATCCATCTCCTTTATAAACCTGAAGGGTAGGTGAGTTAATTCTTGTTTCTTGTGATGCGTTTATATGCAAGTTCCTTTCGGACAATATACTGAATACCCCAGCGTCATTTTCTTGAAAACCTATATGCCCTTCGTTTTCATTTCTATCAAAAAACCAAATCATGGACGGCGCAGCCTGAGACCAGTTCTGATCGGTAGTGTTAATCCCAATCCGAGTATCTCCGCTTCCATCAACGACAAACCACCCTTGATCGTTAATAACGGTACGACCATCCTGTCCGTCTTCCGCTGTAAACGTAGATCCCGTAATGGATGCCCCGACAATATCTCCGTTAAAAGTGGCGTTTTGACCGAACACATGTCCGTCGAAGTTAATTTGATCCGCGCTAAACGTAAAACTGCCCGCCTCCTGCGTAAATATCGAACGCACATCTCCGTCCTCAACCTTAGAACTAATTTCGTTAGCCATAACGACCAACTCAGCTTCCACATCGTCCACAGTTCCGGCTATAGCGTCCACTTCTGTTTTCGTGGCTCTCAGCGCAACTTCGCCCGCGACTGTAGAGATTTCGGATTCTGCGGAAGAAACCCGCCCTTCTAACGTGTCAACTTCATCACTGGTTGCTCTCAACGCTATTTCATCGGCATTCGCACTTATCTGCGTGCTGTGTGACGAAAGAGTTCCTTCAATATCTCCAAGTTCAGTCTCTATATCATCAACTTCTGCTTGTACATCGCTAACATCCACCACAAGTCCATCTGCTGTTTGTTCAACGGTTGTAAGTCTATTCCCTAACTCACCTGTTACGCTATCAAAGGTTGTTTCCTCTACCTTGCTTGCGATTTCTCCTGCCATAATGACGAACTCTGCCTCTAAGTCGTTTATATCACCGGTAACGGTATCCAAATCGCTTTGGCTTGCTTTTAACCCGATTTCTGTTGTATTGGCTTCAATGGCAGTCTGTTGCTGGCTAACTGTATCATTTAAATTAGAAAGGTCAGTAATTACCAAACTTAAATTACCTTCTACCGTATCTAAATCGGTTTCAACATTAATAATCCTGCCATCTTGCTCTGCCAACGCATCCGCATGATCGATAACCGCCTGTTCTAAATCAGAAGCAGTGCCCTGTAAATCACTTACCGTATCCTCTATGCCCTGCACGACGTCACTGTCAGCTTTTAACTGCAGTTGGCCGTCAACGTATTCAATGCCCGCTTTATCTCCCAAATCGTCAGCGATTTCCTGCATTTTATCTTCATATGTTCCACGGTCAACGGCGTTTTCATCTGTGTAATCTTTTGCATTTTGTTCTGCTTCCTCAGCACGCTGATCGGCATGGCCTTTGGCATTATTCTCCGCTTGATCAGCTTTATCTGTAGCATCCTGTGCGGCGTCATCCCTTACAATCTCGTCCTGCTGTTCAGCGTGTTGTTTAGCGTCTTCCCTCGCCTGCCCTGACTTCTCACTGGCATCTTCTTTTGCAATTTCATCATAGACAATGTCCTGATCATCGGCATGTCTTTTCGCTTCCTGCTCAGCCTGGTAGGCTTCCTCATCTGCATATTCTTTGGATTCATCAAGGATTTCAAGTGCCTGCTCAATACGTGCTCTTTCTTCCTCTGACAGCCTTTCATCTCCATATTGCATGGCGTCTCTCATACGCTCTACAGCCAACCGGGCAGGAAGCTCCTGTTTTTCTATGCCTTCCAGTTCGTTAAATTTATCTCTGATCTTAGTTATC